TTGATGATATTTCATTCTTTGATCCACCGACCGCGCCTGCACGCCTATTTATCGCGTTCGACGATGGAAAAGCAAACCATTTGTATGCTGCCAGATACCTAGCCGCCAAAGGATTGCGTGCGAATTTCTTCATCATTCCACAGCGATGCGAGTTGGAAACTTCCGGCTATCTCACACTTGCCGAAGCCAAAGAAATTCAGGCGATGGGGCATTTGATCTGTAATCATTCGTGGTCGCACGCTTACTGGATTACTGCCGGATTCACAGAGCAGCAAAAACGGGATGAGGTTTACCGCGCGGCGGATTATCTCACAAGGAATGGAATGGGGCGCGGCGCTTTGATTTTCGGGCATCCAGGCGGGGCGGGTCAATGCAATCAGTCGGCAGATAATTTCTTTCTCGACAAGCTCGACTTGATGCGGCTGGGTGGCTCTTACGGAAGTGCCTATGATGGCATCGGGCCAAACTACACGTATTTGCCGACCAGCGGCACTGCCGACAATTTTACCAGCGGCGAGGCCATGCTTAACGCATTAAGCATCACCGCGAAAATGGACACCGTGCAGGTCTATCACGAAGGCGATGCAACCGGCGTAGAGGCGTACATTGACGCGGTGGCCGCAGCCCATCATGCGGGTACGATTCGGTGCGCGACTCTTGACGAACTCGTTTACTCTGAGGTCTAACCATGAGCCGTGAACTTTCCATTCGACATTCCGATGCGAGACACGTCTATTTTGTTTTGCGGAAGAAAAATCAGGCCGTGATTGTCTCGACGCATCTGCTGGGCGATTATCTGGACGCGAATTGGGCAACCTACGCGATCACCGGGACCGAAGTCAATTCGACTCAGTCAACGGTTGTCTACACCGGCGACGTACCAAGCGGCTTGGCCAAGGGGTGCTACACCGTCGAGGCGTATGAGCGAATCGGGACCACCGCAGCCATCACCGACTACTATCTCGGCTCCGCAACCGTCGAATGGAGTGGTACTGCGGAAATGACCCTATCGTCGTTCACCGAAGTCACTCCCGAGTCGGTATCGACCGCCATCGAAGCAATTCAAGACGGACTTGCCACCGAGGCCAAGCAGGACGCGGCCAAGCTGGTGCTGGATGAGGTTGCCGTGAATGCGGCAGAGACGTTGGCGACGGCCCTCGATGCGTCAGGCGTCCGGAGTGCTATCGGAATGGCAGAAGCTAATCTCGATACGCAGCTTAATGGAATTGCGTCAGATGCGGCAGCAGCGGCAGACAATGCCGGCACGGGGGCAAGAGTCGTCACGATTGAGATCACCGACGGCACGAACCCACTGGAAAGTGCCCTCGTGAGAATGGCCAACGGAACCGAAAGCTACGTTAGGCTAACTAACGCCTCAGGGATAGCCTTGTTCAGCTTGGACGATGCGACGTGGGTGGTTTCCATCACAAAGGCAGGCTATTCATTTACGCCCACCACGCTGGCAATTTCGGCGGATACCTCTCACGCTTATGCCGTGACTGCCGTTGCAATTCCCGCGAGCGACGCTAGTTTTATTACCGGCTACCTCTATTGCTATGACAAAACTGGCATCGTGGAATCTAACGTTGCCATCCACTGCAAAATAGTATCATCTAAGGGCATTGGAAGCGTCTACGACACAACCGATAGAATCGTAATGAGCGATGGCACAGGACTCGCCACAATCACCAACATGGTGCCGGGGGCAACGTATCAGATTGGGCGGGGAACATCCGGGCGGCGAAGCGTAGTTATTCCGTCCACAGCAACAAGTCCCTACCAACTGCCCGATATTTTAGGAACAGACGCATAGGAGAATCAAAAATGACAAGCCCCTACCAATACCGAAGCGACCCCAGCGGGATATGGTACAAAGTCACGCCAAGCGACACAGAAGACTTGCCAAACGGCCCATGCCGAATGCTTTACATCGGCACGGCCGGAAGCGTGGCACTTTTGGGAGCGGGAATGGACGCTCCCAGTACGCCGCCTGCCGCTTTCGTCTTGGCGGTCGGCATTCACAACTTGGCTTGCCGAAGAGTCTACTCTACCGGAATTGTGACAGCCGATAATATTTGGGCCCTGTATTAATCGACACCTCTCACTACTTTTTTCAACACTTTCATGGAGTCTATTTTCATGGCGGATGCACGAACCAACGAACTTATTGCGGCAGTTGATAACCTACTCGCCTCGTGGCGGACGTGGCGGGACGATGCTCAGATTCGAGATATGACCGACGAATTGACCGATTCGATTACCGGCTGCCTCGTGTTGTGGGACTCGGGAACCGTGCCCGGCGACTTGCGGCGACTGTTGCCGATCCTGACCGAATTGAAAGAACAGTGGAATCTATGGGTCGCCAAGCATGACGCGGCACCAATTCAACACCCCATTCCCGGCCGTGGGTTTTGGTCAGTCCTCGAGCAGATTGAACTCGCTCAGGTTTCCGTTAAAAAGCCGAAGCAATTCACGATCGAGCCGATTGCGAAGCTGGACGCAATGCAACCCGCTCCGTCCGATGGCCAAATCTGCCGAATGTACGGATTCACCAGCGACGGCACCCCCAGCGGCGATCCTATCCTTTCAATGCTCCAGGAGGAACGAGCGAATCCCGGCCATCATACCGGCCCCGGAACCGGATGGATGCCGCCACACGCCCGACGGCAACAGGCCGCCGAAGCCAAGCAGCAAGAGGCTATCGAGCGGATGCAACGGGCCGCACGGTCGAAAGTCGCCGCCGTGACCGAGCCAGCCAAAGAAACCGTTGACCAGCTCATCGAGCTTGGCGTTTGCGGCAAGCAGATCTGCAAAATGAAGAAGTTCACGAAGGCCGACCTTGCGGCCTACTGCCAAGAGCATCGATTGACCGAGCCGCAATGGGAGCCGACGGACGCCAATACCGTCAAGGGAGACTTTGACCGCGAATTGCCAGAACACGTCCCAATGAGCGGGCCAGGCGACACAGCACCGGCGACGCCGACCGACATCGACCGCACGTTGACCATCGAACAGCAGATCATCCAGCAGCACCAGGCAGGCTTCACCCCGAGCGACATTGCCGACCTCTTGACCGAGGCCGACGTCATCGTGACGGCCCAGAAAGTCGGCAAGGTCATTGCACGTTGGCGGGCAGACCCTACGGCGTTTAACACTGCGGACGTGGCCTAACGTGAGGTGTGCCAGTGGACGAACCAAAAGCGAAAGGCAAATACGATAGAACTTACCGCCTATCAATGTGTGAGCAAAAGAAAGTCGGCTTTTTGGCGGCTTTCGCCCAATGCGGAACTGTGACACACGCCGCAAAGGCGGCAAAAATCCACGCTTCCACCCATACGCAATGGCTGAAAACCGATCCCGAATATCGAAAGAGGTTTTTGGGGGCAAGGCGGGAATCCAACGAAGTCCTTGAGCGAGAGGCACGCCGGCGAGCAATTGAAGGCACGATGCGGCTGAAGTATCACGGCGACAAGCCGGTCATCGATCCGCGAACCGGCGAGCCATACTTAGAGTTGGTATATTCCGACTTACTTTTGATTTTCCTTTTGAAAGGTTCGATGCCGCAAAAATACCGCGAGCGGCACGAAACAAAACTGACCGTCCAGAACGCTCCAAACATCGCGGGAGCGGACGCACTCGAAGCAGCACGCCGAGCGTACAACGCCGTTTATGGGACCGAGACAAACGCCGTAACAGAAGCAATAGGCAATGGTGGCATCCGCAATAACTGACGACCAATTGCGAACGATCCTTGAGGGCCGAGCTAACGCTTGGGCAACGTGGCACCCCCGTCCCGATTGCCCGGCGGAGTTCGACCAGCAAACCGCATTCATCAAGGCGAGAGATGCAATGTCGATTGCCCTCGGAGGCAACGCATCGGGCAAAACTGCGGCAGCCGGGAAGAAGTGTGCCGACTTTGTAATGACAACACCTCCGCCCCGCGTCGATACGCCGTTTTGGATTGTCGCCGGCAGCTACGAACAGGTTTGTTCCGTTTGTTGGTCTGAAAAGCTATCGGGGGCGGGTTTCCTTCCCGAGTGGGTTGTGGACCGTGACCGCATCGTTTGGTTGAAGCCTAATTTGAACTGGCCGATGAAGGTGCCCTTGCGAAAATGGCCCAACGGAAATAACTGGTTGCTTGAATTCAAGTCGATCGAACAAGGCCGCGAGGCAATGCAGGCCCGGTCGATCGGCGGCGTGTGGCTTTCGGAACAATTCCCGTTCGAGGTTTTCCTTGAGATTCTTCGCGGTTGCCGAGATTATATGTTCCCCGGCGGCCAGTTTGCGGAGTTCACCCCCATCGACCCGGACTTATGCGTCGCCATCGAGAAAATCATGGACAAGACGCCGCCGGGATGGAAATTCTATCGACTGAACACGGAAAAAAACCGGAAGAATCTTGCGGCAGACTGGTACGATCAATTCTTCGCCGCCGTGCCCGAGGAAATGATTGCAACCCGCAAAACCGGAGCATTGGCGACATTCGAGGGCGTTATCTACCAGACGTTCAACCCAGCCGTTCACATCGTTGACGACGACAGCCGGGCGTGGTTGCCGGGAATGCTCCATCATCGAGCTTTCGACTGGGGTGCGTCCGTCGAGCACCCAATGGCCGGCGTATGGGGCTGTTGCGATGGCATGGGCGACTGGCTCATCTATGACGAGTATTGGGACACAGCCCAAGACAAAATCACGCAGGACCACGCCGCCGACATTTTGGCCCGGTCAATCGCATGGGGGTGGCCGGAGCCTGCCTGGTTTCGGAAGCCGCACCCGAGCCTCGAAAACTACGCTCAAATCGTCCGAGACAAAGCAAAGGAGCTTTGCCCGCGTGGATTACCCGAGCGACGGCCAGCCACCTATGGCGACAGTTTTGCCGACCCGAGCCGGCCGGGCGAGCTTGCCGCATTCAACCGCTGGGGTATATCAACATGGGGAGCGTCAAACGACGTGTTGAAAGGCATCGACCTTGTGCGGTCGAGATTGAAGCCCAGCATGGCCACTGGCAGGCCAAGGCTCTTGATTCACCGTCGATGCACCCACTTGATTGATGAAATGCGGAAGTACCGATGGCTAAAAAACAACAACAAGTGGGGGCATGGAGCAGCGGCAAGGGTGGCACCATTGAAGAAGGACGACGACACTTGCGACTGCCTTCGCTATCTCCTTATGTCCGTCGAAGCCACGAAGGGCATACAGCCATCATCGACACACTCGCAGGCAGTCGGGCAGCATCGACTTGACGTTCAGCTTTCGAGGCCAGGCAACAGTTCGCGGCACTTGGCCCCGATCGAGGCCGCGGCGTCGGGATTTTTCAGAAGGTAAACAACACGAAAGGGCGATGAGATGAGTGTGAAAGAAAACCTAGCGACGAGTATTGACGTGATTAAGATTTCAGGCGGTCTCAAGGCCAATATGGACCCAAACGAATGTAATAATTCGTGTTGCATTCCCGCAAGGCTAGCAACTGCCATGCTTTGCATCATCGACGAACTTGACCGAGTCGAGAAGTCTATCGGTGTGAAGGTTGAACCGACGAGTCCAAATAACTGGTAGCATAATGGCCCTACCCAACACTCCACTATTTCAGGTCGCCACGAAAGCCGCACAGGCCGCACTCCGTCGCCAGTTCGAGCGGTCGGATTACGGCCGGCTATTGAACGACGTGAAGCGGTCGGTAGGCAATGCCAGCGTGGATCGAAACGTGAAAATCGCCTTGGCAAAGTACAAGCGATCATCCAGCCCCACGGCGGCCATAAAAAGTATGATGGGGTCAGACTTCGGCCAGATGGTCAGCTCTATCGAGCGGTACGCCAAGGGCGGAAGTGCTAATCGGCTGTTGGTCGAGCAATTCCTCGATACCCTTGGCCCCGCCGGCAAGCTGGTCAGTTCGCTGGTCAACTCGAACCGCACAACCGCGATGGCCAAGCAGTTGCAGCAGGCGATGGAGCTAATCCGGGCGTTTGGCGGTGAAGTCATGCCCGGCGACGAATGGGGAACCACGGAAGACGTGCGGCGGGGACTGTTGGCCGCCCAAAAGCGGCTTGAACAATTAGGCTACCCACTGGCAGTCGATCGAGGACCGCCACGCCGGCAGCCGCAGCCAGAGCCGGGGCGAACCACCGTTGACGTTGGAATGGGCGGACGCGGCGACATCACAAAGCGACTGCCCGCAAACCATCCGCTCGTGACCGGCGAAATGGTGCAGGCGTACAACAGCAGCAATGTTTTCGAGTTTGGATACGACAACGAAACCGCTACATTGTACGTGCGCTTTCAGACATCGCACGATGAGGGGGCGAGAGGCGGTGCCGGTTCACTCTACGCATACTACGGAGTGACGCCGGCGGAGTTCCTGGCACTGTATGCCACGCGAGGGCGAGGCAACGGCCACGAAGGCGACAGCACGCCGGGAACGTGGGTATGGTCGCATCTACGCGAGAGGGGGACAGTTTCCGGCCACCAAAAAGACTATCGGCTTGCGGGGATTACCAGCGGTTATGTGCCACGCAAAGCAACGATCAGAGCAGTCTACGAAACCACAGGCAAGAGGGGCCAACCATTGAAGCGGCCACGAAAGACCGGCGTGGAAGAATGGTACGTACAGCGGAGCATCAAGACACACGAAGGGCGGTCGGTCCAGTCTGTGTTGCCGACGACACGAGTAGTGGGGCCAATGAGGCCGAAATAGGAAAAGACCGGGCGGTTTAACTTGAATCGAGAATTACCATGAGCGAAATCCGACCGACCGACCCTGTTCCCGTCATGCGGCCATCGAACCCGCTAAAGCCCAACGTCGGTAACGAGACGCCCCCGTCGGCAGCCGTCAAGTCAGCCCCCTACAACTTCGGCGAAGGGCTATTGCCGCACGTCGTGACGTTCCAGGGCATCGTATCGACCACGAGCCGCATCTATCGCTACTACGATGAAGCGATGAAGCATAGTTTTGACAACGCCCGCTTCATGCGGAATGACCTTATGGTTATGGAGCCGGTCGAACAGCGTCGGCGGGCTTGTGCGTTGCTCAATTGGCACCTCGAAGTGGACGACGAAGACAATTCGCGGCAAAAAGAACTGGCCGAAAATCTCACGAAGCTCATTAAGGCCATCCCGAATTTCCTAAAGTTCAAGGAAAACCTCCTGGATGCGGTATGGTACGGAAAAAACGCGAATCAGTGGCGATGGGCATGGAAGAAAATCCACGGCGTCGAGTCCGCCAACGGCCACTACGGCAACATGGTTATTGCCGACTGGAAACCGCTTGGCGGAGACAAAATCGTTTTCCGCTATGATGACGGCTTGCGGGAATATGACCCCAACCAGATCGGTATTCGCGTGGGAGCGGGCTACACGGCGGGCGACAAGGGCATCCAGGGCCGAATGCTTGGCGGTCCAAGCGGAACCCGCAAAGTCGAGGCTTGCGATTATGGACTCGCCTACTTCCTGGAGCCGTGGGAACGGAAGCTGCTTGCCGTCCACAAACACATGATCGAGGACGGCGAATACGAAGACCCACAATCCGCCGGCAAGATCCACGGCGTCGGGATTCGCAGCCGAATCTACTGGTCATGGTACATGAAGCAGGAGCTTCATGCGTGGATGATGGAGTTCTTAGAGCGAAACGCCGCCGGCATGGAAGTCTGGTACTACCCGACCGGCAACCCGGAGGCCGAAGAAAAAACCCGCAAGGCAGCCGAAGAACGAATCGGCAATGCCCGCAACGTGATCCTAATGCCGAGGCCGGTTGACGACGGAGGCAACCAATACGGCGTTGAGATCATTCCCGCAAACATGGGTGGGGCCGATACCGTCGAGCGGATTTTGACCGAATACTTCGGCGACCAGATCATGCGGTACATTCTCGGCCAGACCATGACCAACAAGCCGCAGGCCGGCGGGTTTGGAAGCGACTTGCCTCAGATTCAATACGGCACCTACAGCCAGATCATCCGATACGACGCAATCAATCTTGGCGAGACATTGACCACTGACGTGGTGGCACCGTTGCTGGAATTGAATTATCCGCAGTATCGAGATATTCCCGTTCGATTCGTGGTGGATACCGAATCGGAGGATATGGAGGCGAAGCTGAATGCGTGGAAGTCGGCTTATGAAGTCGGACTAAAGACGAAGGCCAGCGACTGGTATAAGCTGATCGGTGCCAGCAAGCCGGAGCAAGACGATGAAACCGTCGAGAATCCCGTCACGAAGCAACAAGATCGGCTCTATGAGCAATGGCAGGCAAACAAGCAAGGAGAAGTTACC